CTTCAGCAGGAATTCAAAGGACAGCTATTGAGCGTTCATCACCCTGACGCTAATGAAGCACATGACGATTATCCGGATTCATGGGCATTAGCTGAATGGGCATACGCCAAGTGGAGTGAAAATAAAGTCTCCATATCGTCCGTTACGGTTTCTCAAGATAAGGAAAGAAATGTCGTCAGAGACAAGGCTGGCAAGGTACAAGATTATTGGCCTGAATAAATTATGAAAATCACACTACCATTCATCGGGGAAATCAAGACAGGTAAAGACGCTGACTCAACAGTTGTCGAAGTTATAAAAGAAGTAGAGAAGAAGGCCAAGTCCATCACAGGGGGATTCTTAGACTTCGCATCAAAACCGCTAGTAGACGAAACACAGGTAAGTTCTAAAGTACTAGAAGCCAACAAGGGCTGGGTATATCGAAACAACGATGTGATTGCTAAAGAGGTGGCCTGCATTGAGTTTGAGCTGTACCGAGTTCGCACAGTCAGGGACGAAGTTGTCTACGATCGTATCTACTCGCATCCTTTGCTAGATGCGTTGGATAAGTTCAATGAGTTCACATCAGCCTACGATGGATTTTATACAACACAATCCCATAGGAAACTTGCGGGCGATGCCTTCTGGTACATAGACAGAACAGGACTAGTAATAAACAACATCTTCATCCTACCTCCCGACAAGGTAACTATTGATCTGGGTAAGGCCGAAGGAAGCCAACGAATCATCCAGTCATACACCTATAAGGACATCATCAAGGGCGATCCTATCGAAATTAAATATGAACCTGAAGAGATCATCCACTTCAAAGTGCCTAACCCCAAGAACTTCTATAGAGGCAAGAGTGCTGTCGAAGCTGCTGCTGAAGCTATAGATACCGATACGATGGCAATAGAGGCCAATAAGAAGCTGTTCGAGCGAGGGTTGATAGCCCAGCTGATGCTTACCACCGAGAAATCACTAACTGACGAGCAATTGAAGCAACTGCACAGCGAGTTCCGCAACACCTATGGTGGTGTTCAAAACGCCTACAAAGTGCCTATATTCTCAGGCGGGGTAGAGCCAAAAACCGTACAGATGTCCAATAAAGACGCTCAGTTCCTAGAACAGCAGGAATGGTTGAGGGATAAGATCATGGTTATCTTTGGCAACACTAAGACAGCTCTAGGCATTACAGATGATGTCAATCGGGCCAACGCTGAAGCTTCTATGCTGTCTTGGATGCGTAAGACCGTCCGGCCCGACATGAAAGGGATTACAGATACTCTGAACGAGTTCCTGGTGCCGCTATATGGACAGAATCTATTGCTGGGCTTCTGTGACCCAGTCGAAGAGGACGAGGCCGAGAAGATAGCAGAAGTTACTTCTCTGCATGGTGCAGACATAATTACCACTAACGAAGCTAGAGAAGAGTTAGGTATGGAAAGAATCGAGGGCGGTGATGAGCTGGGATTCCAAAGAGTTAATGAACCACCTGTTGCCCTACGTTACGTCAAGACCGATCACATCGTTAGAAAGCAAATGGAGAAAGTCCAGCAGTATAAAAAGATTAAAGAGTTGGTACGTCCTGTGGCCGAGAAGATGGTTAAAGGTAAAAAGGTAGAGAAGCGGTTCAACGCCGATAAGATTCAAAAGTACTACGAGAAGCAAATAGCTATAGTCGAGACTGTAGAGTTGGCGTTCCAGGACAAGGTAGAGTCCTTTGTTAATAGACTTGTGGATAAGGCTCTAGAAGCCATGCCTGCCGAAGTTGCGGACATGCAGAAGAAGGCTCTGTTCGTAGACGATGAGATAATTGTAGAGGCTACACTAGACTTCACTCCGCTGCTGATGGAAGTAGCTGTTCAAGCTGGCAATGAAGCATTGGGACTAATCAACTCCGATAAACCATACATTCCTACCGATGTTAGAAGGCTGATTGAGAAGCGTGTAGAGATGTTCGCGGCCTCAATGGTTAAAACAGACAAGGACAAGTTAATCGACCTGATAACCCAGGGCGTATCGCAAGGACAATCCATCCCAGATATATCAAGAAGCATTCGCGGCGAGTTCAGCACCTACTCCAAGATGCAGGCCGAGCGTATCACCAGAACCGAGGTACTACGAACATCCAACATCAGTGCTATAAACGCCTGGGAACAATCTGGAGAAGTAGTAGGCAAGCAATGGCTGGTATCTCCTGGGGCGTGTCCGGAGTGTGAACCATACGATGGCAAAATAGTATCGCTTAAGGGAAACTTCTACTCCGGCGATGAGTTTGCTGATGGCGATCCACCACTGCACCCCAACTGTAGATGTGCAGTACTGCCAATCCTAAAGGGCGAGATGGCTAACACCTCTGAAATTAAAGTTAAGCAACTAGAACACGAAGTAGAGCAGTTGATTGAGAAGGTAACCGATACCTCTGAGGTAGACCGTATCAAGACTGAGTACGAAGCTAAGATTGAATCTGAGAAGAAGAAGGTCAAGAAGCTACAAACATCAAATAAAAAGCTACAAGATGAGAAATCTGAACTTGAGGGCTTTTTAGATGAATCGTAAGATAGAGATAGCCAACCTGCAAACTAGGGTCAATGAATTAGAAACTAAATTAACGGCCTACGGGCTACTGCAAGATGCAGATTAAGGAGACAGTATGAAATACGAGATAAGCGAAGAACTTGTCAAAGCCCTACTAAACTACTTAGCAGCCAAACCCTATGCCGAGGTTCATCAGGCGGTACAGGCATTACAGGAGTTGAAAAAAGTCAAGGTTGTTGACGAGAATAAGAAATAAGGTTTACTTATAACGTAAAGGACAAAAAATGAGCACACTACATATCAAGGCAGAGATCAAAGAGAAGGCAGACGACTATTTTACTGCTGTCGCATCAAGTGAAGTAGAAGACCGTCAAGGCGAAGTTGTGAAGCAGGCTGGGTGGAGCTTAACCAACTTTAAAAAGAACCCAATCTTGCTTTGGATGCACGATCACGAGAAGCCACTAGGCAAGGCCGAGCGTGTATGGCTAGATAAGACGGGGAAGTCTCCGGTACTTAAGTTTAAGGGGATGATTTCTACAGCCACTGAATATGGAAGAGCCGCCAAGCAGTTAATGGAAGAGGGCATACTCAATTCATTTTCTGTAGGGTTCAGGGCATTGGAGATGGACGGTAACTCCATCACTAAGGCCGAGTTGTTTGAGATTTCTTTGGTTTCAGTTCCAGCTAACCCAGAGGCACGTTTACTAGCGGCCAAAAGTTTAGAAGGTGCTGGATTCAAGGAAAGCGTTATAAAAAATGTAATAGGAGATACTGATGAAAGTATTGCAGAGCTTAAAGAACAAATTGCGGAACTTAAAAAAGAAGCCAGCGAAGCGAAAGCGTTAGCTGAGTCTGCGGTGAAGGGGTTGCAACACCTCAATCCGCAAAGGTCGAAGCAGGAAGTCGTTAGCAAGAGATTGCAGTCAGTAAAATTACTGGCTAAGACTGCGGACATACTTATTGTTGAGTCCAAAAGTCCTAAAACGGTTGACCGAGCAAAACTAATGAAGAGAACTAGTGAAAAGCTAATCTCCAATCTGAAAGGAGACTTATAATGGGTCTACTAAAAGAACTAAGAGAAAAGCAAGCAGCAGGTACACTTACTGAGGAAGAGACTAAAACACTTCAAGCACTTGAAGCCGACATTAAAGGCGAAGAGGGTGATGAGGACGAAGAGAAAGCCATTGATGAACTAGCTACAAAATTAGCCGACAAAGCTAATAGCCAAGTTGATGAAAAGATGAGCAAACTTGATGCCCTTATCGAGAAGATGAGCAAAGTTGAAACTCCAGAAGCCCCAGTTTCAGCCAAGACAATTGTCGATGCTGAAATGGGTGAAGTATCTGTTAAAAAACTAGAAGAAGTTACAGTTGAAGTTGCTGACCGTGTCCAACGCGGTAAGAAGAACACGAAAGTAAGCAAGAAGTCTATTCACTTCGTAGAAGCACTCATCCGACAAGACCGACAGAAGTTGCAAATCCTCGTAGAGGGTACAGCAGCATCTGGTGGCTACCTTGTCCCAGAAGAGTTTGCTAATATGATTGTTGAAGATCGGCGTGATGCTACTATCATGCGTCAACTAGCCACAGTCATTCCTGTGTCTACTGACACCTTCCACCTTCCAACTCTAGCGAGCCGTCCACGAACATTCTGGCGTTCTGAAGCAGCGGTAAAAAATACCTCTACTGCTCAGTTCGGTGAAATCGTTCTGACTCCATACTCAATCGCCTCAATCGTACCCCTTTCTAACGAATTGGTTGCGGATGCAAGCCTGGGTACTGGTGGTTCTATCGTAAGCATGATTGCTGGCCTTATGGGTCAAGCCCTTGCTGAAGAAGAAGACAAAGCTTTCTGGACTGGAAACGGATCAGGCAAACCAACTGGAATCGACAACTACTCATTCACCACTCTAACCGCAGCAGCGACCGATGCATCACGAGCTGATACATTGATCCAGGCACTTTACAAATTGCCTCAAGGTTACCGAGGAAATGCTGTTGTCGTTGCTAACAAGAACACATGGGCTAAAATTGCGACCCTTAAAGATACAACAGGTCAATACCTGCTTACTGGTCTAGCAAATGCCCCAACCCAAACCCTACGAGGTCGTCCTATCTATGAACAGAACGACATCGGAGATGGTAAGGCGTTCATTGGCGACTTCCGAGACTACTACATTGCTGACCGACAAGGTGTTGCTGTTGATGTTTCAACAGAAGCTACCGTAAGCGGAACTTCAGCTTTCGAGAACAACCTGACTTATGTCCGCGTTGAAGCTCGTGTAGATGGTGAACTTGCACTAACCAACGGTATCGTTGAAGTTGCAGGTTTAGGAACAGTTTAAGCTTGTTATAACGCACTAAAAGCGTTGATGTCTCGCTGGCAGACTTGAGTGGTAAGCCCACAGCCAGCACCAGGACAACTATGATCAGAGTAAAGATAATCAAACCCCACAAGCAATATAAGGTAGGCGAAACAGTCTATGTTACTCCGAACGTGGCACACGGTCTTATAGACAGTGGCTACGGCGAGAAGGCAAAGGACATGACGGCTACAGACTACAGGACACACGATGGCAGACCTACTAAGTTACGCCCTGACAACACTCGCAGACGTTAAAGAGTCACTTGGCATAGATTCCGGTGATACATCTCAGGACAACCTGATTAAGCGGAAGATAAACCAGGCTACTCTTTTTATTGAGGGCTATTGTGCCTTACCCTATAACCATCACTTCAAAGAAGCCACCTATACAGACGAGGAGTATGACGGGACTAATAACAATACTATTGTGCTACGGATGTCTCCAGTGTCAGCTATCGGTAGCTTCCAAAAGAGAAACTCAACCCTATCAGATGGGGGCTTCGATAATGTTGAATCAGAGATATACTTCACCGACCTCCCTGCTGGAGTAATAGAGTCAGTAGTCAATGTGGGCTGGGGCTGGAACAGATACAGAGTAACCTACACAGCAGGCTACTCTACCATTCCGGCCGACCTAGCCGAGGCCGCAGTTATTCTAGCCTCTTTCTATGTAGAGAACGGTGCAAGCGGAACCGCAGTCAAGAAGAAGCAAGAGGGCCAGCGATCCATAGAATACTTCCAAGCCAATACCAGCAACGGCAACTCCGTTATTGACCAGCTAGGACTAGACGAACTCCTATCACGTTACAAGCGGTATAACTTGGCAGATAGCCTATGACCCTACACTTCCCCAACGAGATCATTCAGATCTTCCGCAAACGCAGAATCGGTGTTACTAATCGTTATTCAATGTCGGCCACCCTTACTGCCTATAGGAGCGACATACAGCCCATGACACCGGAGAGAGTAGGAATGGAGGGTGGACGTTACGGAACTATGTGGACGGCCTTTGTAGATGCCTCTGTGGACGTTAAGGAGGGCGATGAGATACACATCATTGACACCGATAAAGTCTATTCAGTGAAAGGCATCATAGAATACTCCGGAGCCTCGTTGCAGGATCATAAAGAACTCACGTTGATTAGTCAGGACGGTCAGCGATGAACATACAGGTGAAGATCAAGAACATAGATGAGATACGGTCGGCTTTTAACAAGTCTCCTATTAGAATGAAAAAGAACTTGGCTGTTGCAATCCGTAGGTCAGCTATAGAGATCCAACAAGAGGAGATTATAAATGTCAGTGGGACCAGAGGCATTAACGTGATCACCGGAGGGCTGAAGAGTGCCGCAGTCAGAGGTATCCAGTTCCCAAGTCCGCTGATGGCTGTAATCCAACCCGATATAGAGTATGCTGCTTTCGTCCATGACGGCACAAGATTCATGAGAGCCAGGCCATTCTTATTCGATGCCGTTAAGACTAAAGAGGATGCTGTTAATAAAGAGTTTGAGAAAGCCGTCCAAGAAACATTAGACGAGATAGGTAGGGAAGTATGATTTACAGTGCAATGAGTATGATCAAACAACAGATCATAGGTAAGATAGATAATCTTGAGTCCGTACAGAAGGTATATCCGGCTGAAGTACCTAATCCCGATGGTTGGCCCGCAGTATTTGTAACCGCCGCAGACCTTGAGGGTGAGTTCAGTAGTAACGCCGAGAACTCTAGAATATATGCCTACAACGTAGTCATCCTACTGCCCGAGGGCCAGGACTACCCAACTAATACTGAATACGAACGCCTAGACTATACAGAAAAAGTTGTGGGCGAGGTTGTTGACGAAATAATAAATGCAGTCGATACTGACTTTGAGCTTGATAGCTTGCCAAATGACACGACAGTTTTATTCGTAAATGCAGCCGATTGTCAGTGGGGAAAGTACCCTTTCGAGGGTGGAGTCGCCAAAGCAGCACAAGTAACACTAAGAGTCTACACGGAAGTAACCGTAGTATAAGGAGAAATAGATGACTAAATTTGCCGGACGTAGAGGAAGCCTAGCCCTAGCGATAGAGGACTCCAGAGGCGTACCACCTACCTCAAGCTCAGATTACTTCTGGGTTCCATTTGCTACCATGAGCTTCAAGGATACTGTAGAAGAAGCCCGAGAAGATCAGGGCATGGGCGTAATAGCTGATGGCGATTCTAAGTATGTTGTTATGAAGATGGGCGAGGGCGAAGTAGAGGCCCAGCTATATGATAAAGCACTAGGGGTAGTACTGGCCGGAGTTCTTGGAGCAGTTCCATCAACCGCAGGATCAAACCCTTACACACACACATATACATTGAGTAATACTAACAACCACCAGAGCGTATCACTATACTGGAGTGACCCCGACCGCAAAGATATGTATAAGCTAGGAATGGTAGACAGCTTCCAGATTTCAGTAGAACCAAGCGGGATTGTGAACTACACACTAGGATTCAAGAGCAAGACAGCCGATGAGTGGTCTACTATCACTCCGGTATTCACTTCACTGGGTAGTAAGTTCTTGCACCAACACTTGGGAGTTAAGTTTGCATCAGCCGTTGGCTCACTTACAGCAGCTACAGCTATATCTCTAAAGAGCTTAGAGCTTACAATCAACAAGAACACCGTGTTTGACTCAGTGATGGGTACTGTAGAGCCTGAAGATGTCCTCAACCAACAGATTTCTGTCGAGGGAACGATCGAGCTTAACCTGGAAGACGACACCTATCGAGACTACATGCTGAATGGAACATACCGAGCGATGGAGGTCGCATTGACCAACGGAACAAGCTCAATCCTGACCCTACGATTCCCAAGAGTAGACTTCAGCGAGTGGGAACCAGACTACACCCTGAATGAAATAGCCAAACAGACCATTAACTTTAAGGCCAACTATGACGCAGCCAACGCACTAGACATCATCTCTACTGCTACGCTGGTCAATACCCAAGCATCTTACTAATAAAAGAGAGGAGCGTTGTTCGTGCAACGTGGAATAGTAACGAAAATATCAGTCTATGAAGACAACCCAACCGCAGTCGCTAGTCGTGCTTTCGGTGCAAATATTGATAGCATTGCTTTTAATCTGGACTATATAGGCTCCCGTTCACCAGAGATGGTGCAGGAGCTTATTTTGTTATTTGAGAAATGTAAAAAATTAAGGAGTAAACATGGCAAACATAGTAATTAAGAGAAAGCTTAGTCTGGAGTTCTTGGGCGAGGAAAACAAGGATGACTACTTAACATTTAGGTCAATTCCAGTAATCGAGTTTGATGGAATGATCAACAAGATCAATGGAGTAGATAAAAAAGATAATAAGACGGCCACTATTGTCATGCTAGACATTCTAAAAGAGTACCTTTTAGATGGGGTGTATGGTGGTGATAAGGTCGTCAAAGAAGACCTAGATGGTTTAGACGGTGCAGTAGTAATGAAGTGCTTCGAGATACTTACAGGACGACCAATAGAAGGAGGTGAACCTGTTGACCCAAAAGTAAAGAGCGAATCGACCAATATATCTTCAACAGAAGCGGAAGTAGTCCAGAAGTAGAGCGTTTTATGTATCGCAAGTTGTTTGGTATGTCGCAGGCAGAATTAGAACAGGAGCCAGTTGACACGTTCTATACAAACCTATACATCCATGCTCAAATACAAGAGAAGCAAAGGATTGAAAGTAAACATGGCTAACGCAAACATAAAAGCAGTTATAACCGCGGACGACCGAGCCAGTGATGCATTAAAGAAGTTTGGTCATAACGTGGATTCTATGGGTCATGCCGTAGGTAACGCACTTAAAATGACAGCATTAGCGGCTGTGGCGGCAGGAGGGGCGGCAGTTGCGTTCGGTGTTAGCTCGGTCAAATCTTATATGGAGAGCGAGGACGCTTTAGCACAGTTAAACGCCACCTTGACTTCAACTGGTGGCGTAGCCGGAGTGACTTCAAAAGCGGCTGTTGACCTAGCCGACTCGCTACAAAAGGTTACAAAATATTCAGACGAGGACGTATTAGCTGCTGAAAACTTACTTCTGACTTTCACAAAAATTGGACAAGACATATTCCCTGAAGCTACTAAAACAGTTCTCGATATGTCTACTGCCCTCGGCCAAGACACTAAATCAAGTGCGATTCAATTAGGTAAGGCCTTACAAGATCCTATACTCGGTGTCACAGCTCTACGACGTGTTGGTGTAAACTTTAGCTCGGCCCAACAAGATGTTATTAAGAACCTTGTCGAGACTGGTAGAAGTGCCGAAGCCCAAAGGCTTATATTAAAAGAGTTGGCTACGGAGTTCGGAGGAAGTGCCGAAGCCGCTGGTAAGACTTTTGGTGGGCGATTGGAGATACTGAAGAATCAATTTGATGAAGTCAAAGAGAGTATTGGACTGGCTATAGTCAATGGACTGACTCCATTGATGACCAAACTTAGCACGTTTGTATCTAGTGATCAGTTCCAGGCATGGCTAGACAAGGTTATAAATTGGCTGTCTATAAACCTCCCCATAGCTATCGACTATGTAGTAAATACATTAGTGCCAAACCTAATAAACATATTCAATCAACTATGGCCAGTGGTGCAGATTGCAGTTGAATGGTTTGGCAAGTTTGTAAAATTTTTGGCTGATAATGAACCGGCATTGTGGACTTTCATTGGTGTATTAGGAGTTATGAAGGCCGCCTTTCTTATCAACGATGCTGTAATAGCCTTTCAGGGTTCGATGGTTGCCATAAAAGCTGCCTTTACAGCCGCTCAATTACTTCTATCTACTCCTATACCGATTGTCATCGCTACTGCTGCAGCCCTCTACGCCTTATGGGAAGTCAGACAGTCAATTCAAGACACGTTTAATGAGTGGGACAGGACACAGAGAGCTATAGCTGGTATGAAGTCCTCTCAAGCAGACGCTAGGGCTAGGCTTGAACAACTGGTCAAAACTGGGACTCCTCAACAACAAGCAGCCGCCGCCGAACAACTTAGGCGTGGTACTGCTGCTGGCTCATTTGCAACAGGTGGGTACACTGGTCGAGGTGGGATGAATGATATCGCTGGAGTTGTTCACAAGGGTGAGTATGTTGTACCACAAAATCAAGTAGACCAGAGAACAGGAACACCAAAGACAGGTGGAATAAACGTAACCGTCCAAGCCGGAGCCTTTATGGGAAGTCAACAAGATGCTCGTAGGTACGCCCAGATAATAGCTGATGCACTTAAAGACGTAGCTAAGATGAACGGCACTACAGTAGGGAGTATGTTAGCATGAGTTATTTACTAGATTCACAAGCTATTAGAGCACCCCAATCTTTCTCAGAGAGCAATAATACGCAGGCAGCACAGAACAGAACCCTGGACGGGAGTGTGTCAAGAGATTACTTCGGAGATAATAAAAGAGTCTGGACTTTGGACTACTCAAACACTAACAAAACAGCTTACGACGTTATAAAGGCTATCTATGATTCCTACTTATCCACGGGAACGGCTAAGAGTTGGCAAGTAACTGAAACAAACTACACTATAAGTGCCACTACGGTACACGTAGACCTCGTAGAACGTGGTTTTAGTATACGAGGCACAGATTACCTGTCTGACTTCACACTAACGCTGACAGAGGTTTAAAATGGCTCAAACAGTATCAGCCGCATTCACCGCAGAAGAAACGGACAGCGTTAGAAACATCGCTCATAACCTACTAGTCTCTTGGAAAAAAGAGGATACGCTAGGCAACAGGACTTTCACCATTGGAGTGTCTACTATTGGGGGCAATGATGTTATTGGGATCAACCCTGGGGCATTGGGCGGTCCTGGTAACTATAAATACTTCGATGAGTCAGATTATGTTATGGGGCTGGCCTGGGAGCGAAGCTTGAACATCCCTTTGGGGGGACTGAGCGTAGCTGCTGGCGAAGCTGAACTGGACAACACTTCGGGAAGATTCTTACCTAATTACATGGCTGGGAACTCTGAGCTGTTTACCGCGATGCTACCTCGGAGGCCGTTTATTATCAACGCAGGGTTTGAGGTGGATGGGATTCCAAACGTAATACCTCAGTTTGCTGGGGTCACCTCGGGTATTCCGAGGATAGACGACCGCAACAGAACAGTCTCTATAGATGGATTTGACTATGCTAACTTCTTCGGCAAGCGGTTTGTGGATCAAACGGTGATGTTCACGGGTCAAACCACAGACCAGATAATTGAGAGGTTGTTTGTGAATCAGGGCATGAGTACAGCCCAGTATGAATTGGACACTGGGCTTAACACCATACCTTTTGGATATTTTGAAAAGGGCGACAAACTCTCAGATGTAATCCATGAGCTGGTAGAAGCTGAAAACGGACACATATTCCAAGACGAGGAGGGGGTGTTTCACTTTTGGAACCGTCAGCACTGGAGCCTACCTCCGTACACTAATGTCCAAAGGATTATCGCTACCTCTCAAGTCATAAACGCCGAGTCGCCCCAAGACGATCATTTAATCAACGTAGTGGAGGTTAAGTCTAAGCGGTACGCCAAGCAACCGTCGCAACAGTTATTCAAGCTAGCGGTGCCACTGGAAATATCGGCAGGGGGACAGGCTGAGATATTTGTGAACTTTGACAACCCTATAATTCAGCTAGAGACTGTCGAGTTCTACCAGGGCAACACACTAGAGGATGGGACGGGTACGGATATATCTTCTTCTATCTCGGTTCATAGTGTCGATACATTCACCAACGCCGCTAAGATTGTATTTGTAAGTGGCAGTGCATCCGATGGGTTCATAACCCAGCTTTCGCTGTACGGAAGAAGTGCCAAGCCTGTTGCAGATATATATGTCCGGAGCAAAGACGACTCATCACTGACGGCGTACGAGGAACACCCTAGAGTTGTGGAGAATAAGTATATCCAAGATCCAACCTGGGCGGCCTCTTTATCTCAATTGCTGTTGAGCCAATACTCAGATCCTGAAAAACTCCAGAAGATCACAGTAAGAGCGTTACCGGAGTTGCAGTTTGGCGATTTGATAAGCTGGAGAGGGCTAGATTGGCGTGTGTATGGGGTCAAATCAGTATTGAATCCACGTGCCGGATTTGTTCAAGAACTTTTGATTTCACAAAGTAATTCAAGCACCGTTAGTTACTTCACCATCGGAGTGAGTACCATCGGTAGTGAAGATATAATAGCAGCGTAAGGAGAGTATATGGCAGACATAGATGGACAAACAACAGATAGACTCGTAGAGACACTAGAGTGGGATAAGAACTTTCTATATAGAGGGTTCATGTCTATAAGTACACCTAGCGTTGGCTCTTATACTCCCTATTACAGTGCCATAGGCTCTAAGGATATAACATTCTTAAACTTCAGCACACTCATTCCCCAGGTCGATGTCTACGAACAGACATCCGCAGTCAGCTATAAGAAGTGTCCATACACCGATGTGCAAGTCAGCACAGGCAATGTTGACCGTGAAGTAATCGTGGAATTGACTGAGGGATCTACTAAGTCCAGTGGGGACCGTACATTTCTGTTCCGCATCACTGTCATAAACAGGACTGCAGACGTTACTCCAAAAAGATTCTTCTACACCATTACTAATAGGCTGGCTGCGGATGCAACACTTGAACTGTTTGAAGATAACGGAAGCTTCAGCTCTTAGGGTTGTTGACCGATGGACATTATAAGTATAAAAAGGAGTAAGTATGAAAAGATATAAGGTAACTTGCCTAGAGTGTGAAAAGTCGGATGTTCTGACGATAGACAATTCAAATCCGATGAAAGAAGTAGTCGTGGACTACGAGGGTAAGTTCAAATCACCGTTCAGGGCTTTTCGGTGGAGGGGCGATATGCGGTGGGGGTTCGAGTGTGGTTGTGGTAACAACAATCAACTGGCCCCATCTGAAGCCGAGGACATGGATAAATTAGTCCAGGGTGATCCTATAACAGTAAAGAAAATCGCAGCCAGTCTTTTAATACCAGACGACAAGCAATTTAGAATGGAGAGTGCATAATGGCGTACGCATCATGGAGTGTTGTTTTTGGAGAACAACCAACAGCAGCAAAATGGAATATCTTAGGCACAAAC